ACGAATTGGAGAAACAATGATTACAGCCCCACAAATCATCATCAGCGTCATCGGTAGCCTATGGGCGCTAACGGCGTTCCTAGGCGTTGCTAGGAGCCTCCCAGAGCCTTCTGAGATGCCACCCGTAGAAGTTGTCGTGCCGGCGTCAGTCCCGATTACGACCACGACAATTACGACGATCGCCACGTGTGACGACGCGCTTCAACTAGCCCTCGATCTCGGCTTCCCAGCCGACCAATTGGCCACGCTTGAATTGGTCATTTACCGCGAGTCTCGATGCCTCCCACACGCGCACAACATCAGCGATCCGATGGGCGGCTCATACGGCCTCACCCAAATTAACGGCTTCTGGTGCTTACCTAATTCCCAATGGCCGATCGGATGGCTGCAAGCCAAAGGGATCTTGGACGAATGCTCCGACCTATTCAACGCCACCACGTCACTTCGTGCCACCCATGCCATATACCTAAACTCAGGCTGGAATCCTTGGAGGACTGCAAAGTGAACGAAACGCCCTATCCCGAAAGCGGCATCAGCGAAGAAATGCGAAAACAACTATTCGCATTTATTGACGAAATCATTACGCCAAATCCACACGCCGAACTCATTCGACGTTTACGCGCAATCCGTAACGGAATGACATTGGAAGATCCGATGCCATTGCACGACATCACCACACTCGACAAAGCAATTCAAGCATTGGAGGCGCACTCATGACCGACCTATTCCATCCTTCGCTTCCATACAACGGACACTCAGGCCACGTTGCCGGCTCAGAAACATCTAAGGCTCGCGCAATCTCCGAAGACGCATCAGGCGTTACGGCATCACGCCAAAAGCAGATTCTTGAAACGCTGCAAGGCTGCAAAGTCGGCTACACGTGGAAAGAATTAGCAGGCAAACTAGGGCTACATCACGGCCAGATCTCGGGCGCACTCTCAGCGCTACACAAAGACGGCTGGGTCTTTGCATTAAAGCGCGAACGCAACGGCTCCCAGATCTACATGCACTACGGCTATCGAGACGAACACGGCGCCGCCACGCGACTTGACTTCCCAGCGGTCACGCGCTCAAGCGTAAAAAAGGCAGCAATTGACGATCTTGCTAAAGCCGTAGAAGTGTTCTTAGAGACGCGCACATTCCAGACCGAGGATCAACTTCGCGCCGCGTTCAACGTGTACAATTCGCTCACTCATACCGACTAAAGGACACCCGACATGGCATTCGATCTAAGCAACTACGAAACAGTAGAAGATCGCCTCATTCGATTCTGGGCAGATCACCCGAACGGCCGCATCGCCACGTCACTCATCGCGCAAGACGGGGATCAAGTAATCTTCCGTGCCGAAGTGTTCTTTGAGTTCATAGACACATGGCCCAAGGCGACAGGATACGCAGAAGAGATCCGTGGCTCATCGCCAGTCAACAAAACAGCCCACATTGAAAATTGTGAGACATCGAGCATCGGCCGCGCTCTAGCAAATGCCGGCTACGCGACACACGGCAAACGGCCGTCACGCGAAGAAATGTCCAAAGTGTCCCGGACGGGGAGTCCCTCAAAGGATGAGACCCACGCCTCCTCGTCTGGGCAATTCGCTACACCTAAACAAATCGGATTCTTAAAAGCCTTAGCGCGAGGTAAGGAACTAAACGACCTAGACCTACTGGAGTTTATCCATGCCACGCTGGGCGTCTCAGATGTCGTCCTAGAGACGCTCACAGGAGCACAAGCCTCAACCGTGATAGATCGCCTCAAGTGATTAAGTTTGACGCCTCCGACCCACACGCCTCACGGCTTAGAGATCAGCACTATCAGATCCAAGACCTACTGATCAGCATTGACGAACTTAAAGCCCAGATCACATTCTTGACGCTGGAGCGCGACGTGTTCATTGAACAGGCCCGACGATGACCGAATCAGACTTCCAGAAAGTTGTGATCAATCTGGCAAAGATGCATGGATGGCTGGTGCATCATCCGATGCCGGCTATGAACAAACGCGGCGTTTGGGCTACTCATGAACTGGGTGATCACGGCTTCCCTGACCTTGTGCTTGCACATCCTTCGGGCCGTGTTATATTCGCAGAACTTAAAAGCGATAAAGGCAAGATCTCACCCCTTCAATCACGATGGATTACAACGCTTCAACAAGGCGCCGTCGTATGGGTATGGCGACCAGCCGACATTAACTGGATCTCCCAATATTTAAGTCTTAAAGGACGCACAACTTCATCAGTCTCATCGACCTAAGCCATTCGCACGGCAGTTGGTAACACACGGCAACGTGGGTAGATCGTCGCGTCCTGAAACATGCAACACGAAATGCGTTAGGCGAAGCGACGAAGCGAGCCGTCAACATAATCGGCTAGGTAGTGCAAGGGTACGGAGTGAGTGCATCCCGTGGGTGAGCATTACCGCATTAGGCTTGATCGTGCCGGCATGACATACCGTTAACAAACCCAACTCAACAGACTCGAGCCCGACATGATGAACTACTACTACTCGCGAGGACAAGGCGCTTGCGCCGCGTCAGCCCAAGCCGAAGGCGCGGGAGCATGACACGCCAACGCTCCGAGTACGACACAAAGGCCTACAAAGACGCAAGACGCCAACTTCTGCGCGATGAACCATTGTGTCATTGGTGCCAGAAGAACAAAGCAACGGAGGCCGATCATCTCGTTGAGCACGATGCAGGAGGCTCAATAGCAGACGGACTTGTGCCGGCTTGTAAGCCATGCAACTCATCACGCGGAGCAACATACAAAAATAAAAACGACGCGATACGAATACAAAAACGAAATGTTACTCAAAACGGTTTTTTGTATAGAAGTGAAACGCCCCCGAGCCCCATCCAACTCTTTACCAAGAACGGCCTGAACCAGCCTGAACCAGCGGCGATCAAACACGACCGGCCGAGACTGGAAACGATTAGCCCTGACGGTGTCGGATCGTGGGCGGCAATTGTGGGGGACATAGCCCAGGAGCTTCTCGGCTTAACGATGCTGCCGTGGCAGATGCACGTGTTGGATCAGATGCTTACTTTCAACGCCGATCAGGATCTTGTGCATCGATCAAGCCTTGTGTCCGTGGCTCGTCAGAACGGGAAGACCACAGTCATTCAAGCGCTCATCCTCTTCTGGCTAATTGAGATGCCGAAGATCCGTGGCCAGCGACAAACAGTCGTCTCGCTCTCGCACCGTCTCGATCTTGCTTGCATGCTCTTTGAAGAGATCGCCCCGATCCTAGAAAAGCGCTGTGGCGCCAAGGTCATTATGTCCTACGGCCGCTATCAAGCGACAATGCCAGACGGCTCAAAATGGTATGTCAAAGCCGCACGTCCTTCTGTCGGCCACGGCATGACAATCGACTTGGCAATCATCGACGAATTGTTTGACGTCTCCGACGAAGTAGAAGCAGGACTCTTGCCGGCTCAACGCGCCAGACGCTCACCCTTGACGGCCATGTTCTCCACGGCCGGCACGGAAGCGAGCCGATTATTTATTAGGCATAGAGAGAACGCGCTTCGGCTCATCGACCTCAAAAAGCCTTCGTCGTTCTACTTCGGGGAATGGAGCCCAGAGCCATCTCTAGATCCTCTCGCGGAATCTTCTTGGTATTGGGGCAACCCAGCGATCGGACACTTCCTAACGATCGAGACTTTGCGCCAAGAATCCGAAGGCCCCGATCGAGCACTCTTCTTGCGCGGATCCCTAAACATGTGGGTCGCGTCTGCAAACTCTTGGATCCCACACGGCCTCTGGCCAGACTTGCTCTACGAAGGAGAAGTCCCTGCCGGCGGAGTCGTCGCCGTAGAAGCTTCTATGGATGACACCAGATACTTTGCCACCCGATCCGTCTCCCTGCCCGACGGCCGCGTTGTGAACTCCGTGGCGTTTACCGCCGAAACACAAAAGGAACTACTGGAGCACCTAGCCGAAATTGCCAAAGACCCAGCCGTTAAGTTTGCGTTTTCCCCGACGATCGACGTGCTAGTCAACTCCGCCACGTTTGACCGCCGCCGAATAGTCGTCGGATACGGCGAGATTCTCAAGTACACACCCGTAGTCAAAAACATGATCCACGAAATGCGGCTCGTTCACACGGGAGAAACGATGCTTGCCGAACACGTCACTAGGGCTTGTCTCGTCCGCACCCAAGGCTCCATCGCCGTCTCATCCCAGAAGTCACCCGGCCCAATCGAGTTATGCCGCACCCTAATCTGGTCGGCAACATTGGCCTCACAAAACCGCGTCACCCAAAAGCCTTCACTAGTCATCGTCCCGAACTAGCATCCTCTCGGCAGCCGTTCGTGAGCCCTACCTTTCGTCGGGATCGGAAACGCCTCCGAGCGGTTGCCACCATAAACGCGCCAAGTGTGTCATG